GTTATAGACTTAATTTGGCTTTATGTTGTTAGCAGAATATACAGAAACCTCGACTGAGTGGCTTAACAAGGTAGCTAAACATCATAAATACTTTGTAGGAGTAGTAGAGAGCTTTGGCGAGCGTATGTATGCAGAAGACATCGTACAGGAAATGTATCTCAGACTTCACAAATACACTACTTGGGATAAGATAGTAAAAGACGGAGAGGTAAATAAAGGCTTTGTGTGGTTTGTTCTCAGAAATATTTATGTAGATTACTGCAAGCAAAAGAGCCGGATAGACAAGTGCGACCTAAAAGAGGCTATATATATCTATGACGACACAGACGAGAAAAAGACGAACATAGCCAAGAACGCCATTGATCTCAAAATAGAAGAAGAGATAGAAAGCTGGCACTGGTACGATACAATGCTTTTTAAGTTATATAGAGATAGCGGCAAGTCTATGCGAGAACTAGAGGCTGAGACAAAGATTAGCTTAACTTCTATATTTCATACTATCAAGAGCTGTAAAGATAGGATAAGAAAGGCTGCGGGGGAAGATTACGAAGACTTACAAAATAATGACTTAGAATTGATATAATGGAGCTGATATATTGGGACAACGAATACTACTCAAAGGATGAGATGAGGGAACAGCTAAAAACGCTTAGAATGGAACTTTCTGAGCTTATCACTAAACACAATGAGTTGTTATCAAAACACGAAACATTAAAGATTGAATTCGAACAGTTAAAAGAAAGATATATTAATTTAGCAAAATGAAACAGATCAAAATCTATTTAAACACACAGAAAGAACTTGCCTATGTAGCTTGGTCACAAAGCCTACAAGCAGACAACCCGAATCTATTTGATGCCAAGCACTGGCTAGAGCGAATAGTACACTTAGAACTAATGTTAAGAGACCTAGAAAATGGAGAAAAGAAAGAGAAAAAGACGAAGTGAAGTAGTCGAAGAGGTTAAGAATGCCGTAAAAAACGAAGGCAGAGAACTTGTTGAAGATTTAAAGCAAGACCTGAAAGAAATTGTGGACCAGGTAAAAGACGATGTAAAAGACAAGGTTCGTGAAAGAGTTAAAGAACGAGCTGAAGGTTTAGGAGACACGTTAGAAAAAGTCTTCGAAAAGACCAAGATTGCTAAAGTAGTTAAGTGGTTAGCCGGAGAGGACTGCGGATGCGATAAGCGTAAAGAGAAACTCAACAAGATGTTTCCTTACAGAAAGCCTAACTGCCTAACGGAAGACGAACACGGAATACTTCAGAACTACTTTAGTAGAAACACAGCAGAGATAAGTCCAGCAGACCAACACGAACTATTGAAAGTTTACAATAGAGTGCTTAATGTAAAGCAAGAGCCTACAAGCTGCGTAGATTGCTGGAGAGACATAGTAATGAAATTGCGTAACATCTATAACGAGTACAAAGATGCCGATTCCTAAACCAAACACGAATGAATCAAAAGCTGATTTTGTTCAGCGTTGTATGGTTGACAGAGTTATGGTATCTGAATACGAAAACACGGACCAAAGATTAGCTATATGTTCTACGACTTATGAAGAACTCAAACAAGATACATCTAAGGAAACCAAGCGAGAAACTGGAAAGTGATTACTACATAGTGATACTAAATCCTGAGAGCCATCTGAAAACTTGGAATGCACTGAAATTGATTTTGACTATTGCAGAAGCGCAGTATATTGTCTTCTATGACTACGATATAAACTTAATGCAGTTACATCCAGTATCAAAAGACGAATTCGAAAGCTATAACTATAATCCTAATTAAATGAAGTTAGTAAATATAAAAGAGGTTAAACCAAACCCGAAGAATCCGAGAATAATAAAAGACGGAAAATTCCAAAAGTTAGTTAAGTCTATTCAGGAGTTTCCTGATATGTTAAATAAACGTCCCTTAGTGGTTTTTACTGATGTAGATAATAAATACGTTGTCTTAGGTGGTAATATGCGCTTAAAAGCGTTAAATGAGCTAAAATTTAAAGAAGTTCCGGTTATTATTGCAGACGAATGGACTGAGGAACAGAAAAACGAATTCTTAATTAAAGATAATGTTGGTTTCGGGGAATGGGATTGGGATAGTTTAGCAAACGAATGGGATACTGACAAACTTGAAGATTGGGGCTTAGATTTGCCAGTTGATTTAAGCGTTAAAGAACTTGAAGCTGAAGAGGATGACTTTGACGTGCCAGAGGGTGGTATTGAAACGGATATTGTTTTAGGTGACTTGTTTGAAATTGGAGAGCATAGGTTGTTGTGTGGGGATAGTACAGATAGTGACCAAGTGGCAAAATTAATGAATGGGCACAAATCAGATATGGTGTTTACTGATCCGCCGTATGGGGTAAGTTATGAAGGTGGGCATAATCAAAAGAAAAGAAAAGGCATTGAAAATGACACTCTTCAAGGAGTTGACTTAACTAATTTATTTCGGGATAGTTTGATGAATGCCGATATATTTAGCAAAGACCATTCTGCATTTTATATTTGGTATGCAAACGGAAAAGCGGTAGAAACTTTTTTATCATTTTCTGAATTAAATTTAGAAGTTAGGGCAGTAATTTGTTGGTATAAAATAAAAAGTGGATTAGGTGCATTTATGTCACAATACATTCCAAATTACGAACCCTGTATTTACGCATTTAAAAAAGGAAAGAGTTGTCAATGGTATGGCCCAACCGATGAAAAGACGGTATGGGAATTGAAAAAGGAAAGTAAGAATGATTACCATCCAACACAAAAACCAGTTGAACTTCCCGAAAGAGCAATAAAAAATAGCAGTAAATTACAAGACATTGTTTATGATTGTTTTTTGGGAAGCGGATCAACAATGGTAGCATCTCACCAAATCAAAAGGAAATGTTACGGTATGGAATTAGATCCAAAGTATTGCCAAGTTATAATTGACAGGATGAAAAAACTTGATCCAAGTTTAGTTATCAAGAAGAACGGAATAACAATGTAAAAACAGAGTTATGGAAGGGAAAAACGGAGGAACATTAAAACCATTTGAAAAAGGCGAATCAGGAAACCCTAACGGCAGACCTAAAGGAACAAAGAACAGAAGTACAATAGCAAAGTATTGGTTAGAAATTAATCAAAAGCTAAAGAACCCTTTGACTGGCGCAGAGGAAACAATGAGCCAAGAGGATTTAATGACTTTGGCATTGATTAAGAAAGCACGTGAAGGAGATGTTGCAGCATATAAGGCTTTGATGGATTCCGGATATGGTGCTCCCATTCAGCAAGTCGAGCAGACAATTATAGAACAACCATTATTCCCCGATGTTCAAGAGAACGACAGCAACGAATAAAGTATTAGCTTTAAAAAAGCGGACTAAGATAATTCAGGGCGGCACGGCGGCTTCGAAAACGTACTCTATTTTAGCAGTATTAATAAACAAAGCTATACAGATTCCTAATTTAGAAATAAGTATTGTTGCTGAATCAATACCGCATTTAAGAAGGGGTGCATTAAAGGACTTTCTGAAAATACTGAAATGGACTAATAGATTCAATGAAGAACAGTTTAATAAGTCTCTGCTTACGTATCAGCTAAAAAACGGAAGCACATTCGAATTCTTCAGCGCAGATGACAGCTCCAAGCTCAGAGGTGCAAGGCGTGACATTTTGTATATCAACGAGTGCAATAACGTGACGTTCGAATCTTACAACGAGTTAGCTATACGTACAAAGAAAGAGGTTTATTTGGACTTTAATCCAGCAAATGAATTTTGGGTTCATACGGAACTAAAAGACGAACCTGACAGCGACTTTATCATACTTACCTACAAAGACAACGAAGCATTAGATAAAAGCATAGTAGACCAGATAGAGAAGAACAAGTTAAAAGCGGAAACATCCTCTTATTGGCGTAACTGGTGGTTAGTTTATGGCGAGGGCAAAGTAGGTAGCTTAGAAGGTGTTGTGTTCAATAATTGGAAAATATTGGACATATTGCCAAAAGATGCACGGCTTATAGGAATAGGATTGGACTTTGGTTATTCAAACGACCCGACTGCGATAGTAGAGGTGTATAGCTACAATGGTCAGCGCATAGTAAACGAATTAGTATATCGAACTGGAATGCTGAACACTGATATAGCCAAAGAACTACCGAAACACGTACCAGTGTATGCCGATAGCGCAGAGCCTAAAAGTATTGAAGAGATACGAAGGCAAGGCATAACGATAAAGGGAGTGACTAAGGGTAAAGATTCGATAACATACGGAATAGACGTAATGCAGCGTCAGGAGTATTTGGTTACGGCAAACAGCACTAATCTAATCAAAGAACTGAGGGCGTATTGTTGGGACACGGACAAGACGGGAGTAAGATTGAATAAGCCGATAGGAGTAGACCACTTACTAGACGCACTAAGATATCACGAGATGGAAACACTAGGAATAAATACAAGCTATGGAAGCTACGCCATCCGTTGAGACAATGATAGCAGTAGTTCAGGACTACATCTACCAAAAGAAAGGAAAGAAGGTTCGAATAATCTTCGACAACCCTATGAGCTTACGTAAGCATCTGATAATGCTGAACGAGGCGTACAATATAGCAATCTCAAACAACACAAACACGAAATAAAAGTTTTAATACTATGAAGTTAGAGTTAATGATACCGACAAGCCTTGACGAGATACCTCTAAGGGCATATCAGGATTTCAGAAAGACAGCAGAAGGTTCAAACGACGAGTTGTTTATTTCTGAAAAAATGATACAATTATTCTGTGGTATTCAGTTAAAAGACGTAATCAAAATAAAAGCCACTGATTTGAGCGACTTAGTAGAACACTTCAACAAATTATTCTCAGTAAAGCAAGGATTTAAACAACGCTTTAAGTTAGGAGATATAGAATTCGGTTTTATTCCGGATTTAGAAATGATAACGTGGGGAGAGTATATAGACGCTGAGAAGTATATGACAAGCTGGGAGACTATGCACAAAGCTATGGCTGTATTTTACCGGCCTATCACAAAGAAGAAAGGCGAGCTGTACGAAATAATGGAGTATCAAGGTAGTGCTGAGTTCAGTGATGCTATGAAGCTGGCTCCTGTCAGTGTGGCGTTGGGTGCAAGTGTTTTTTTTTGGACTTTAGGAATAGAATTGTTAGAAGCTTTGGGGGATTATTTGGAGACGGAGACGAAGAAACTGAGCAAAACGACTTCAGCGAAACAGCACAATTTGCTAAACAATGGGGTTGGTATCAAAGCATCTATGCAGCAGCTAAAGGAAACATTCTCGAATTCGATAGAGTTACAAAGCAACCACTGGTTAAAGCCTTGACATTTTTGACCTTTGAGAAGCAAAAGACGGAAATAGAAATAAGACAAATAAAAAAACAACAAAATAAATGGTAGGGTTTTACAGCATCACGGAAGTATTAAGAGCAGAGTTAGATTCTAGTCCTTTCGTAAACACGGTAACTGAGGGCAGCATCTTTGAGATAGACTTAAACAAACAGACTATCTTTCCTTTGTCACATATTATGGTAAATAACGTGACAATAGAAGAGAACGCTCTAAGGTTTAACATCAGCGTTATAGCTATGGACATAGTAGACATAAGCAAAGAGCAGACTACAAACATATTCAGAGGTAACGACAATGAGCAAGATGTTTTGAATACTCAGCTTGCGGTATGTCAGCGTTTGGCGGCGTCGCTTTATAACGGAAACTTGTCAGACACCAACTACCAGTTAGATGGCACTCCAAGCTGCGAGCCATTCACTGAAAGGTTTGAGAACTTGCTGGCCGGATGGACTATGACTTTTGACGTGTTAGCACCTAACGAGATAAGTATTTGCTGATGCAAAAAGACGAAGTACAAAAGGCTTTAGAGCGCTTTAGAGACCACGTAATATCACAGGCTAAAAGAAACCTTACATCTGGCGATAAAAACGTTTCTAAAAAGCTATACAACTCCATTAAGGGAGAGGTAAAGGCTATGACTAATTCTATTGGTATGTATTTCGCTATGGAAGAGTACGGAGCGTATCAAGATCAGGGTGTGCGTGGTAAGCGTTCATCAGCTAAAGCTCCTAACTCCCCGTTTAAGTTTGGAAGTGGAAGAGGGAAAAAAGGCGGACTTACAGATGCTATGCAAAAATGGGTTCAAAGAAGGAGAATCCAGTTTAAAGATAAAGACACGGGCAAATTTTTAAGCTACAAATCTACTGCTTGGATTTTAACTAAAAGCATCTATTCGAAAGGAATAAAGCCTAGCTTGTTTTTTACCAAACCATTTGAAGCAGCATACAAAAAGCTCCCTGAAGAGTTAATAGAGAAATACGGTTTAGAAGCCAGTAAACTATTTTTTGATATAATTAAACAACCGAAATAATGGCGAATATATTTTGCAGAAGCCCTTTCATCGTAGAGATAAATGAAACCAGTCAGATAGAGACTAAGATAGAGCTTTATATTTGGAATGGCTCAGGCTCAGCGCCTACGTCACCTACGTACACGATAAGCAAGTTAATACCTTCTACTAGCAATAGACGAACAACGTACAATATTAGCCCATACATCAAAGAGTATATTTCGCATACAGAGTTCGAAAACACGTACAACGTATCAAACGATACTATCAACTCTACTGAATGGTGTAATGTCAAGATAAAGAAGTTTAAAAAACTTACTACGTCATTTATTCAGGTAGGCACAGACTTAACCTATAAAGCATTTGACGGATACGGGCTATATACGGAAGGTTATAACTACGACTTAGGAGATTACTTACTTAAGCCAAAGACGTATTATTTCTATTATGACCCTGCAGCCGTGTTAGCTTCTGAGCCATTA